GGTAGTTCCGGCAGTACCCGAGGAGCCGAAGTAGCACCCGGTCACCGCAATGTCCTCGCACGGGGTGTGGTCGTAGGGGCCAAATCCGCCGAACTCCGCAGACGACTTGGCTAGGTCAATCTGGACAGCCTCGGAAAAGTCACGGCCACCCGGGTCGACGTAGCCCCGAAACTGGCAATCCTGGATTCGGCCATGGATCGTGCTATTGAATTCGACCCCGTGATATCCGGGAAGGTCCCGAACCTCAATATCGCGGACTACCACATTCGACGCATGGCCAATCGATATGCACATAGCCGAGGACGTCATACCGGCCGTGGTGCCCCGCATGTTCCATAGGCCACCCTCAATCATGATGTTGCTGTAGCCCGTGTATCCGCCGAACGCCTGCCCAGCGTCACCATTCAGCATCATGGTTCCGCCGTGGTTGCGCCGGAACTCAGCACCCTGCATGAGGGTCAGCCGCGTGTTCCCGTAGATACGCAGCGTTGCCCCCAGGAGGTACGTGCCCGGCGGGACCAGGACCCACGCCCCGCCGGTATCACGTGCATCGTTCAGCGCAAGTTGGATCGCAACATCCGAGTTGACAGCGCCGGAAGCATCAGCCCCATAGTTCGTCACCATCAACCAACTGCGCTGATTCATGGACTCAAGACGACCGGCCGTAATGTCCATGCCCGGTAGCCATTCATTGACCGGAGTTGCAACCAAGAGAGATCCTCCTAAAGGGACGCGATAGCGGGGCGGGAAAGGGCCACGGATTCACCGGCCGAATGGGCCTTAGTGACGCCGTTCATCGCCCGCGTGACGCTGAACCGCTGTGAATTGTTGATGGTGAAGTTGTCGAATGAGGCCGTCAGCGGAAGCGTCTGCGTGGACGCCGTGCCCACCAGCGAGCGACAGCCGACCGACCCAACGGCCGTCAGATCAGAGTCAGTTGTGACGATCTGCCATGCGTCAGGCTCCTTGGTGCCTCGCTGCCAGCACTTAGCGCTAAGCGTCGAGCCGATGACCGACAGACGCAGCGTGTAGTACGTGCCTGCCGTGTAGGTGCCGAGTGCGACAGATCCACCTAGCTGAGTCTCGGCGCCGTTGCGCTTGCGGATAGTCAGCGTCATCGCCTGCGTACCGCCCACCACCTGAACACGCGCGAAATACAGATGCGTCGTATCCGTGTAACGGGCCATGACGAACGCGTAGTTGGAGTCAGCTACCGCCGTCTTGTCTATCGCCCAATCGGTCGAGACATCCACGTCAGCGCTAGGCGCGGGGGCGGTTGTGTACCGGAGCGTGTTGCGCGTGTTCATGATGTGCTGACCGGCCGTGCCATTGGTCGCGTAGTCGGCTGCCACACCACCCGTGAATGCCCACGCCTGCCCCGTGTCCGCTGTCCCCCAACCGTTGGCCACCGTGCGCGTGAAGCTGTCGGACAGTGCAGCACCACCACCAGGACCAAGCAGACGCAAACCCCAGATGTAGTACACAGACGACGCGGGCGGGGTCGTTCCCTGGCGACAGCGGGCAACGATGCCAGTAGTCAGCGCCGGTGCCGTAGCCGTGAACGTCATGAACGTCCACACACCCGCTGGGATCGCCGTTGCAGGGTTAGACGTCGTCGAGATCAGCGAGCCACCAGCGTTGAACCAATCGAAGGACACGCGGAAATCCACGTAACCATTCGGCGAGTAAACCCAGTAGCACGCCGTGTAGGACTGGCCAGCGACACCCGGGGCACGAGTGGCCATTGCGAAGCTGTTAGAGCCTCCCGAACCCGTCGGCGTAACCATGGCCGAGGCAACACCACGCGGGTGGTGCACGGCAGTTGAGTAGGCGACAGCCGCAGTAGCCTGCCCCACCCAACCAGTGAGATCCGTTTCCATCCACGGGTTCGCAGACAGCATGCCGCCCACCGCGTCAACGCGCATGCGCTCGCCCGTGATGTCGATATCCCACGGAGATTCCGCAGGATCCTCCGTCCACTTGGGCCCGGCGACCACTTGCCCGACCAGGGTCGTATCCGTGGCACCCGCAGTGCCAGTCAGGAGCGTCCCATCGGTGTCAGCCTTGATTAGGTGTGTCGGGTTGTCGGCCTGCGCCACGTTCCAGGGACCGCCCGGCGAACAGTTCAGCGTGACTTCCCAGCGGTAAGGCTCAAGCACTTCCGAGTAGCCCTCAACAATCAGGTCTACATCCTCGTGCGAAAGCCACGGCGGGAGGTCAGTGAGCCGAATCAAGTCCCCCTCGCGCAGGCGCAGTACGCCCGGGATAAGGGACTCTGCCCCCGGCTTGTGCAGCATCAGCGTGACCGACGGATAACGCGCCCCGTCATAAGTGCCCAGGTGCAAAAGCCAGTTGGCCATGGGCTCAGGCTGCGTGTCGTCGCTGAGGCTCAGCGTTACCTCTTCGTCGTATAGGCCGATGCCCAGGGGCGGAGCCTGAACAGACAGCGTGCCCGACGCCAGGAATGCCCGGCCGGACGATCCGCCGTCACGCGAAACCGTGATGTCGTTCCGCACCGTGGTGTCGTCGTCGACCGGCGCCAAGTCGGCAGCTAGGCCAGCCTTGTTGTACGACAGCGTGAGTACCGGATCCTGCGTGTACAGCGACGATCGGTCACGGAACACCAGGCCCGTGCGGTCGCGCGATTCCAGCAACATGCCGCCGTCTGCATCGCTAGCCGCCTGTAGCAGCTCAACCAGCTTGTCAGGTGCCTGCGGGCCCACACGCGCGGTAGGCAGGCGCCCGGGTACACGCGCCATGGGAACCTGCTCTTCAGACGCGAGACGCAGCACACGCCCCCATGCACTCTCGCCGGTGAACGCGTCATCCGAACCGTCGTACAGCGTCGAGCCAGCCTCGCGCAGAACCGCCAGGTGTCCGATGCCCCAACCCTCGTGCACCGCACCCCAGTTGGCAGTGATCGCGCTGAGTCGACCGGCAGTGCCCGAGTAGGTCCGGCCGATGCCGCCAGCGTTACCGCCTACATCCTGCCAATCCAGACGCCACGCCACCGTTCCCGCTGTCTCCAGGACAGAGAACCGCATGCGGATCCAACCGTGATAGATGTCAGAGCCGATGCCTACACCCTGGTCAACGATCATGTTGGTTCCGCCGTCATAGCCGCGAATGATCCCGATTCCGTCCATCAAGATGAACGCCCAGCGACGCACCGTGCCATTCGGCGACGAGAACGAAATGAACTCCGGGCCCGGGGTGCTAACCGGCGGCGCCTTATCATTGGCGTTGTAGACGAACTCAACTTGCCATTCCCCGCTAGCCATCGTGGCCGGAATCGGCGCCGACATTGCGGAACCGGCCTTAATCTTGGGCAGCGCATTCGACGACACCAGGTCAGACGCCGACGCCCAGTCAACGCCTGTCATTGCCGCTGAGTCCACGCCGGGAATCGGCGAATAGGCACGGGTCGCGCTGCCCGCATCCTCCATCGGCCAATAGGCCCAGGGGTTGCCGGTCGGAATTCGGCGCCGCAGCGTGGAGTCAAGAGACTTTTGCCCCTGGCCCAATCGCCGCAGGATGCCGGAAGCCTCAAGAGGTACCCACACATCAGACTCGTCAGGGGTCCACTGGGCGGGCCACGTCGACACTTCGCCCATGAACCTGTCAGCCCGGTTCCGAACCTCAGCTCCACCGGTCCGCGACCACACCAGGCCCGCACTGTCGCTGAACGACGTAGCGCCCGGAGTCTGAGCTGTGAAGTCTGGCGACGCAACTACCGTTCCGTTGATGCCGTTTCGAACCTCAAACTTGAAGCATCGGCCATCGACCGGGTATCGGGCCGGGGACACAGTGGTATCCGTGCCACCGACGGACAGCGGGGCCGAGCCGGAAAACATGGGCGTAGTGCCGTACCCGCTGACCACCACGGGAGCGCCTAGCGCCACCCACGGACCGGCCAGGGAATCCGCCGTATAGAACTGCGCTGTACGGCCCCCAGCGCCGTTATCAGCGTCCATGGTGACACGCACCGCCGCACGCTCAGGTAGGCGTGGCAGCGTGCGCGCAAAGAAGAACCCGGTACCCGTCGCAGACACACCAGTCGTCGTGAAATTGAACGTGAGCTGTCCCTGATTCAGGCGCAGCACCCACGAACGCTGATCCCCGACCGGATCCCACTTGCCGATAATCCACTGATTCTTGGGTCCGTACCAGTTGGGGGCGATCTCCGCCCGAATATCAATGTCCCCGGTGATATCCAGCGCAGCCGTGTCCGGCGTACTGAACGCATCCCCGGCGACACCCTCAAGATTGAGGTACGTCTCCGTGCCCGGGACCGAAACCCGGATAGGGGTGTTACGGCCAATCTGCCCATACAGCGGCGACATGGCATTGCGAGGCGAATACTTCCCCGACCTGTTATTGAGAGTCAGCGACAGATGGGCGGGGTCCGTAGCCGATCCCTGGTCTCGTCGCCCGCGCGATATCTGCTTAGGATCACGCAAGTACACGTCACCACTAATGTCCGACCACGCGCCGTTGAGCCTTAGCTCAGTACGAATATCCAGCGGAAAGGCCACGGGCCCCACCCTCTCTGTTTAACCGAATGCAGTCTGAACGCTTCCACGTCCCTGCGTCTTCACGATGCGACGGATTAGCCGCTTCATATCCTCATCCGAGCCCGTCACGTCGACCACTAGACGCTGCTCAGCGGCACCCGCGCCCTTGACGCTGGCCGTACGCAGCATTCCGTCTAGCTTGGACAGCGGGAGGACAGCCTCGTTCTCTCGACCTTCACCGATCATTGCCATCGTCGGCCCAGTGGTGACACCACCAGACGCCAGATACGGAATGTTCGGCGTCCCAAGGGTGATGCTCGGGATATCGACGCCCATAATCGACCCGCCACCGATGGTGAATGACAGGTTGTTCCAGCCGCGAATGACGAAGTTAACGGCATCCTTGAACCCCTGCTTTAGGCCGTCCCACATGCCACGCAGCGCGCTGGAAATCCGGCCGGGAATGCTCTTGAACCAACTGACCAGGTCGTTCCACTTTTGCTTGACCCAGTTGGCGCCGGTCTGGACCCATCCCGGAATGGTCTGCGTGAAGAACTGCCCAAGGGGCTGGAACACGCTGGATACCAGGTAGTTCCATCCGGCCAGGAATCCGGCCTTAATCAGGTTCCACGCCTGTAGGAGCCGCTCCTTTACCGCTTCCCAGTTCATCGCCAGCGCGATAGCGATTGCGATGATCAGCACGATAAGGCCAATGATCCAGAAAATCGGGTTGGCCAACATCGCGGAGTTCATCGCCCACACAGCGATAGCCGCGAGGCTGAACGCCACACCCATTCCCAGCAGTGCAGCCGCCAGGATCTTCACGGCCTCCGGGTGATCCTGCACAAACCCAGCAACCAGGGCGAGCGCGGGCTGTAGGGTCTCCGCAATCGTGGTCGCCATAGAGCGCCAGATCACCGTAAGGGACTGGCTAGCCGCCATCTTGTCGGACGCTGCCTTAGCCGCACCGCCCGCCTTATCCATGCCGCTAGCCGCCGCAGCCGTCGCCGGATTCATAGCCAACAGCGCATCCGAAGATTCACCGGCCATGTCGCCGAACAACTGGACCGAAAGCCGCGCCCGGTCCGCCGGATCCTTCACGTTGGACAGCGCGGTGATCGCGTCGCCCATCGCAGCCTTAGCGTCTGCGCCACCAGCGTGCAGCCGCTTGAACATGTCGCCGGAATTCAGCCCCAGTTCCTTGAATGCGGTAGATGCCCGCGCCGTTTCCTCCGTAGTGATACGGCCGAATTCGTGGATAACGTCCGCAGCCTGGTCAATGTCACGGCCACCGGCCTTGACGAACTGGGACATCATTCCAAAGGCAGTCTTGCCATCAATACCGAGCCGCTGGAATTGCTCGCCGTACTCGCCCACCGTGGCAATGATGTCGTCGCGCATGCTCTTAGGCAGCGTTTGCGCCGCCTTAGTCAGGATGTCGAACGCTTCCGTGCCATCCTTAGCCAGCCCGTTTTTCATCAACTGCCCGGCAGCCGTCGCGCTTTCGGACACGTCGATATCAAACGTCTGAGCCAGCATCATTGCATCGGCTGTCATCTGGTCGAGCGTGTCATTCGACATCTCGCCCATGCCGCCGAGTGCCTGCTGAACGACACCGACAGCGTCACCGACTTCAGACACAGACTCGCCGAAACCACTGCTGTACACCCGCCCGGCAGACTCACCGGCCCGTGCTGCGTCAGCCTCCGAAAGGCCGTACTCAGTCTGAAGCTTCGCCCGAGCCTCATTCAGCTCTAGTGCCTCGCTGAAACCCTCGGCGAACAGCGCACCTACCGCAGCACCGGCAGCAGCACCGGCAGCCGTCTTACCGATATCAGCTAGATTCCGGTTAGCTTCCTGTGCTGCGTCCGCCGTTCCCTCGGTTAGGTCTGTGGTGTCGACGCCAATCGTGACCATTAGTTCGTCTAGGGTCACGTCTCTGTACCTCCAATCTGACGGTTGTACGCCTTGACAGCGGAAAGCATTTCCCGCCAATCCTGCTTGGCGCCCCGGTCCCACTTAGGCATGAAATCCTTGGGGGCCGCAGCCTTGCCCTTGCCCCGGGCAGTGTTGGACACCGTTGCTGTCAGCATTGAGATCAGAGCGTCCATGCGCTCAGGGCCAAGCGGTCCCGTCACCGACTCGTAAGCCATCCATTCCGTCAGTTCAGCGGAGGACGTGCGCGCGAGTAGCTCCGGGACCGTGCAGCCGAGATGCCCCGCTAGACGGAAGTAGAATCGCCATTCGGGGTCGTTGCGGATTTTCCCGCCGCAGCCTCCACGTCTTCCTTTCGGAGACCGGATAGCCGCTGGGCAATGCCGCTGAGACGCTCTAGAATCGCGCCGTTCTTGGTACCGAGTGCCTTGATTTCCTTATCGGAAAACAGCCGGTTGAACTCGTCGTCATGCAGACAGCGAGCAAGTAGCTTGGCAAGCTGGTCGGTCATGTTGAGCCGCTGAACGTTGCCGTTCGAGCCGATCACAACTAGGGATGCCTGATAGGCGTTGCGGTCCGAACCCGACATGCCGACAACACGAACCGTGCCACCCCACTCGGGAACGTCCACGTCCTCGTAATTGCGGTCGTCCGCGCCGAGGATCTGGTCAGCAGAAAGAAAGGCCATTGGGGGTTACGCTCCTGCGGTGATGGTGGGCTTACCCGTGACCTTCCAAGTCAGGGTTGCGGCTAGCTTGTCGTCGTACGGGGCGTCAGGCTCGAAGCCAGTCAGCAGCGCGCCGAACGCCCAAGAGGTACCGTCCGGGAAAACAATCTTGTAATGCCGAGGCTCGACGTCCTCAAAGTCAGCAACCAGGGCATCGTGTTCGGCGGGCTGATAGTTCACGTCAGCGGAGATCTCGCCCGGATCCTTTAGGCCGCCGACAAATTCCATCCATCCGTTCACGCTGTCGTGCGACGTGACATCGAGCGTCTCGCGACTCAGGCCGGGCGGGGTTAGCGACGTGACGTCAGCGACCTTGATGAAAACCTCGGGGCCAGCGCCGTCACCGCGTAGTAGCTGAGTGCCGAACGCGTCCATTCCTGCCATGTTTTATTCCTCCGTAATGATGTTGAACGACACAACGACGTGCCGAATATCGCCCGGGGGTTCCGGGTCGGTGAGCGTCTGCGCTGACGTGTAGCGCGTAGCCACATGGTGAAAGCCAGACACGTTCAGGGGCGTGTGGTCGAGCAGCGCGAACACTTCACGTGCCATAGCGAGGCTCGCCGAATACCCATGCGCGCGGGTCCACACGTGCACGGTGATCAGCGACGCCCACCCGCGTTCGGCTAGCCGGTTATCCGGGGAGTCGGCAGCCTCGCCCACAGTGACGTACGGGAAGTCCGTCCCCTCCGGGACAAAGTCAAAGACCTTACCGGCCAGCAGCGGGGAGGCGTTTAGCTTCGCGTACACAGCGGACTGGATAGCGAATAGCGGCGTCACGAAATCACCCCGTTAACAGCGGCCTTAATGCGGTCGGGTAGCTTGCGCTTTTCAGCATTCGCGGCCGGGCCGAGCGCAGGTCGAGCGGGCATGCTCCGCGTACCGAATTCCTGCCACAGCGCATACCGGTCGTCGCGATCCCGCCAGCCAATCTCCGCCTTAGTCACCGGGCCCATATCCACGCGGACGGAAACGCTGTTCTTCAGATTTCCTGTGTCGACGTGAACGCGCCGCTTAGTGTCATCGGCGATAGCGTCTGCGGATTCCTTGATGGCTCGCTGAACAGCCCGGAACATTTCAGTGCTCGCGTCCTGTAGCTGTTCCGCTAGTCGGTCGGATCCCTCAACCGTGGCCGAGATAGCCGAGCGACTCCCAGACCTGCGAGGGTGGCGAGTCCTAGCCATGCTGTATCAGCTCCACATCGGCGCGAACGTAGATGGGTCGGGACGGCTGGAACACTGACTGCACCCTGAACACCTGGGCGCCACACCGCAGTTCATCGCTACGGCGGACATCAGCGACCGGAGGCAGGTGCACCGTGTGCGTGTGGCGAGACTGGCCCTGCGCGGCCAACACCCGTTCAGTGGCGGTGGGTTGACTGATCATCGCCGCCGACGCACCCACCTGTACAAGCGACGTGACCTCTCCCCCGGCCCCATCCGGCACGCTCGAAAGGCGCCAGATGGTGACCGAAGAATTCAGTAGGTGGTTGATTCGCATCAGCCAGCCTGAATAACGCCCACCGTGACCGACGTAACAGCGCTGTACGTGATGACTGCGCGGCCGGTAACAGGGTCGCGGTAAATCGCGTCGAGCGGAACAAAGCCACTACCACCCGCAGCAACGGTCAGCGCAGCATCCGCAATGGGAAGGCCCTTGACCGTACCCGGCGTAACCACCGTGACAGTAATCGGCGAGGCGCCGCCGTTGCGGACTACTAGATAATTCTGCTTGCCGATAGGTGCCTGGTCACCGCCCGCAGACGCAGACGCGAAAGTCGGCGCGGCGCCGCCAGTAGGGACAGACTGAACTCCGAGAACCGCCATGAGACTCCTTAGATAGGTAAGTGCGCGTCAGCGAAAGCGCGCCATGATTGACCCGCCGTTACCGAATCGGGCAGCGAGCCGGTTGCGCTGGAACGGGGTCAGCGACATCACGCCAGACTCGGTGTCCGCGTACGTCACCGCGTAATCCCCGATGCGCTCGCTGGTCAACTGTCGTGGTGCGGGATCACCGCTCCTGAACGCCAGCAGACTTTGCGCAGCCAACCGGCACACCAGGTCGACGATGTCAGCGGGGACCGGGGTAAGGCCGTGCGTCATCGTCAGCGTCACCGCACTAGGCTCGTATAGGCCCGTCCAGCCGTGAGAGCGCCACAGGGCGCCGTTCGTGAGCCGGTAGTCCGTGACTGCCACCCCGTCGATTTCAACGCCGGAGACGGCCGTTACAGGCTGCCCCGGCAGGAAGATGCGCGTAGCCGCCACACCCTCAAGCGTCACGGTGCTGACGGCTGCACTGATGGGACAACCGGCAGCCTCACGAACGATGGTGGACGCAACGTCTAGGTACGTCCCGACGATCGCTGTCTCGGAGGGGCCGACGGTAACGCCCCGCGCCTCAAGGTCAGCGACAGTGGCAAGGGGAGTAAGAGCCATCGTTCGTCATCCCCCTACTTGGACGCGGCAGTCTTCCGCGCGGCCGGAAGAACCTTGACGCTCTTCAGATCCTCGCGCTTAGCGAGCTTGTGAAGATGCGCGAGCATGTCGCCATCCTCATCAAGGGTGAGCACAACAACGTTGTTCTTGCCCGTCGCATCCTTGGTGTTGTTCGTAACCTCAACGCGTACGCGCGCCATGCAATCTCCCTATGTGGTAAACGAATTGGGGCCAAGGGGTCACCTACTCATTTCAGTAGGTGACCCCGACTTCACCTGATCAGGTAGGCAGACCAGCGGTGACGTCAACGTCCATGACGGCTAGCGCCTCCGGACGAACAACCTTCGCGCCGTACAGGTAGAGACCCTTAATCGCGTCGCTGAACGAGTTCTGCGGGCGGTAAGCCTCAACCTTGTTGATCTGCTCAGCGAACGTGGTAGCCATGGCGTGGCCAGCGATCACAAAGTTGGAAACCTCACCGGCAGTACCGGCCGTACCCGCAGGCAGGTTCAGGCTGATAACCACGCTGAACCCGAGGATCCGGCCCACCTCACCGTTCATGATGGGGGCGTTAGAACCGTACGACGCAGCGTCAAGGAAACGGTTATCCTGAAGCAGTAGCGCGTGGAACTCAGGCGCGATAACCAGGAAGCGACCGACGGACGGAACCTTAGCCTTATCTAGCTTGACCTTGAGCGCAAGCACGATCTTGTACGCGGCG